ACTTATATTATTAGCATAATAGTTTCCAAGCCATTCTGCAACTAACTGTGCGTGTTCAGGTGTAGAGATTAGTTGATTATTTAAAGTTACTTCTTCGCCAACATCAGAAACAGGATAATCGAAAAAAACACCGTCATCTTTCTGTTGTGGTAATTCACCCTCTGTTGCGGGCTGAGTAAACGTGTATTGCTTTACTCTAACTTTCTTTATTTTCTTTTCTTTTATACCTTTAAGGTTATCTAATATATCGTTAAAGGTCAGTTTGTAATCACTCAAATCGGAGAATGAAAATTTGTTTATCAAAACTCTATTAAGTGGTTCTGCTTTAGTAAAGGTTATAACTAACTTATCAAAACGCTTAAAAGTATATGGAATATAGTTTTCGTTTTTCAAATCTGTTACTGTAAGTTCTGATACTTCCACATCATCATTATAAGTCTTTATAATCATTTCTTGTGGTGGATTTCCATCAAAGTTACAATTGAATCCGTAATAAACAAAACTAGCGGGCAATTCAAAAGTAATGCTAGGATTATTAACAAAGTTGCCTTGCATATCAGCAATCTCACTAGAAACAAAACCAGTGTCTCTACTGTAATCATTTCCGCTTTCAGGAAGAATAAACATACTTCCATCTGCACTAAAGAAATAATTAGTGAAGTCCGCATAGACTTCGGTAGTTCCTGTTAAAATATTGCTTGTATGTGAATAGTCAGTAGCACTAATTGTAGTAACTGTAATATCCTCAGGGTCAACAATGTTTGAGAAGTTAGCCATTACCTGAATAATTCCCTCACGGTTTTGGAAACAAACACATCTACCCGCATTACATAGAAGTTGTAGTGCTTGTGCAACCGTTACGCTAGGCAAAGGATTAGAGATTGTTATATCTTGTAAGCAATCATCAATCTTGTATTCATCTACATCTAATCCCTCATAAGTCAAAACGTTTACTATATCATCATACAATGTTCTTGTATGAATATAATTTCCATTACTGTAAGTATCAGTAAAAAAGCTTAATCTATCACTAGCATTAAGCTTAATTGTCATTCCCTCTCTGCTCCAACTGTTCAAGTAGAACACACCTAGCTGAATCCATTCAATAGTATTATCATCAAGGTCTAAACCTACCATACAATTAATCGTTTGACCTGTGTTTAGGTAGTTAATAAAACTGTTGCTATCATCAACGTTGAAATTGTTACCCGTATCAAAAGCAGTAAGTGTGAATGTGTGATTAGATATTTCATCAGAAATAAAACTAATACTCTCTGACGTTTCGCACTTTTCAACAGAATCGTCTTTGAATACAAAACCAACACCCATTACTATGCTTTCGATACGCAATCTCTGTTGACCGCCTACCATTGATATAGGAGTGATAATCATTTCGTTAGTCAATCCGTATGTATCATTGGTTTCAAACTCAGGTGAATCATTAGTATAAGTGAATGTACCGCCATTAACTGTAACTGTAAATTCAGTAGGGTAAAACTCTCCAAAGTTGATAGTTAAGCCCTTTAAATCAAATCTCTCTGTAAATGTAATTCTAATTGGTTCTAATATATCTCTTGATGCAACACCTACATTAGTGTTGTAAGGTGCCATATCAACATCAGGTTCAGGCAATATATATTGTGAACCATCTGCTTTCCATTGATTTTCCTCAAAGGTTGCATATTGCGTTTCTACCGTATTCTTATTCCATACAGAACGCTCGTTGCTCCAATCTGTCAGGTGGCTTACAATTCTAGCATTTGATTGTGCAAGAGAGTTGACAATACCAATGTCAACTTGAATATGTGCTCTATTTCGCAAGAGTTCTTTCATGCAATTCTTGAATTGTGTAGTCGCATTATACATAATTGCTCTCCCATTCCCAACGATAACCACCTGATTGCTTACAATCTACATGATTAGCAACTCTGCTAACTGCTGAATGGTCATAACCGTCTTTAACTGCATCTTTTAAAGAATCATATCTTTGCAAAATCTGTCCTGTTTCCTTATCTATTCTCAGAATAGGTTTCTGCAAAGCTTTTCCAACTCTGGCATTTCTTGTACCATAGTTGTGATTCTCTGTATTTGTTAACCACTCTAAATTCTCCACGCAATTATTAAGCTTGTTTTCGTCTTTATGGTTAACAGTATCTTTGTTTTCAGGATTAGGAATAAAGGCTTCGGCTACAAGCCTATGTACCATAACTGGCTTATTGTCTAACTCGATTCTTCTATAACCTCTAACGTTTTCAATCCAACCTTTAATTTCTTTCCAGCCTTTACCTCTAGTATTGCTGAAAACTCTACCTTTGTTTGAGACCATATATCTGTTTTCATAGCCTTTAATAGGCTTAAAAATTTCTTCGCTCATATTATTCACCTGTGTCTATAAGATTGAATTTACATTCTTCATACATATCGTAACCAACATTACCTAACCAATAAGGCTTTGCGTTTGTATCACCAGGATACATTTTAATGGTTACGAGTTCGTTAGAATCATCATAGAAACTAACGTTAACAAAGAATGGTTCTAACGCATCTTGAATAGTTTTCCACTGTTGTGCGGTTAAGCACTTCCAAGATAGATTATTCAACTTATATAGCTTACGTCCTATCTTTTGTGCTACTACCGTACCGTTTGTATTTCTACCACTATTCACCAACTGTGAACGGACTATTTCTAGCCCTCTCACTGGTGGTGGTAATTGAACACCGTTTACAACTAAATAAAACTTTTTATCGTACATATAATCACCTCTTAGCTTGTGATAAGTTGAAGTCCTAACTGACTTGAACCTCTACGGTTTGCTCTTGCTATCTCTATATCTCCAATATTAACAGATGTGTCTTTATCTGCAATAGCCTGATTAGAATTAACAAGTTGGATCATGTAAGGTGTAACTGCATCAATAATAGCCTGACGAACACCGCTTGATACTGCATCAGCAACCTGAGTTGCATTAAGTACCTCAGTACCACCATTAGCGTGTGCAACAACTTCTGCACCGTTTTCGCCCGCCCAAAATAGCGAACCAGTATTGGTATTAGGTACATATCCACCATCTGCAAGACGTGGAATTGATATGTGGCTTGCTTTTGGCAAGGAGATACCATTACTTGTGTACACAGTTCCTGTTATTGGATTAGTCCATTCAAAAGTGGTTAAGTCTTTGATTGCGTCTGATATAGCATTAAACCCATCAACAACTTTATTTACCATTCCCTCTACAAGACCTATTAATCCATTTATAGGTGCCTTAATTCCTGTTTTTGCACCCTCAAAAGCGGATATAATATTAGTTTTTAATTCATTAAAACTTGTTGTACCATTTGTTTTAATGTTAGTCCATTTTGTAGCTAAATCGTCTTTGATATTACTCCATTTAGTAGATGTATCGGTCTTTAGTTCTACCCATTTTGTAGTGATATGATTTTTTAATTCTAAAAACTTACTGTAACCGTCTTGCTTAATATTAGTCCATTTTGTAGCTAAATCGTCCTTAATATTGTTCCACTTGGTAGATGTATCAGTTTTTAACTCAGCCCATTTTGTAGAAATAGCGTCTTTAAGGTTAGTTAATACTGTTTCGGCATTTATTTTAATAGATTCTACCTTAGTACGAATATTAGTTACTATCTCAGACCATTTTAAATCTGTGTTTGTTGAAATGCTTTCCCAGTTTTGTGTAACGCTTTCGCTTATTGCTTGTGTCTGAGTATTAATATCAGTTGCAAGTCCACTAAATTTTCTTTGCGTTTCGCTTATAGCTTCGTCTATTGCTTTGGTTGAGTTCTTCATAGCTTGAATACTATCATCTAGCATTGAAGCATCAGCATTGAATTTACCGTTATTAATAGCCTCTTCAAGATTCTTCTTTGAAAAGTTAGGTGCGGTAATAAACATCCATAATCCTGATAATACCAAGCCACCCGCAACATTGATTGCAGTAACAATAGCGGAACTCATTGTTGTAGCAAGGGCAGTTCCACTTATAGCACTAACTAATGTTGCTACTTTAATACCCGCAATAGCAATACCAATAGCAGTTGCAATTCCAAAACTTTTTGGATCGGTTTTAGCCCAAGTTACCAAAGCGGTTTTAATTGCACCCGCAATAGCTTTAATTAGTTGCTTAACATTAAACCATGTTTCTTTCCAATCAATACCGCTAAAGAAATCACCAATAGCTTTACCTAAATCTTGCCAAAGCTTTTTATCTGAAAAGAAAGTAATCAGTGTTGTTAAAAATCCATTAACAAATTTACTAAAGGTCTTACCTAGTTTCTTCCACTTAACTGTTTCAAGTGCTCCCTTAAATAAATCAGCGATTGACTGACCGAATGAATCCCAGTGGAAGTTTGTAACAAAGGCATAGGCAAATTCAATACCAGTATTGATTGCCTGACCGATTGTATATCCGATTGTATATCCCAAACTCTGTCCGTTAAGTTCTTCCTCAAATATTCCATTAAGGAATGTAGCTAAAGACTTACCTAACTTTCTTGCGTTCTTATGAATAGTTTTCCAATCAATGTCTTGCAAAGCCTTATTGATTTTATCGGCTAAAGCAGTACCCAACTCAGTAAAGTCTGCTTTATCCCACATATCTTTAAGCTTATTGATCCATGAATCAAACTCTTTGCCAACCTCAACGGTCTCGAACATATCTTGAACGTCAGTGCTTGCACCACCGCCACCGCTACCGCTATTGTCGTTTAAAATATTTAATTCATCAATACCAGTAGTTAAGTCTTTTGCGTTCTTGCTTGCAGTACCTAACGATTTACCAAAATCATCATAGTATCTTGTAGCCTGAACTACTTGCTTTGCTCCTGTTAATCTTCCCATTAATCGGGCAATAGTATTAAACGCATTGATAAATGAATCTAATATCTTATTAACTGCTGAACTAAAATAGTTAACAAGAGGTGCAAACGCTACCGACATAGCATTTTTGAGTGTGCCTAGTCCTGACTTGTAGCGTGACATACTCTTATTGAATGTATCTGAATACTGAGCAAGGTTTTTGTTTCCTTCCTCAATTGCACTTCTAATTCTATTAGCAAGTACAAATAAAGAACGAATACCAACAGTATATCTCAATAGGGTTGTAAAGCCTTTTTTCAAGGATATATTACTAAGTTTATTAGTAAGGCTTACGCTCTTATAAAGATTGCCTACTTTCTTTGCTAAACTTCCAACTTTACCTAAGACTTTGTTTAAACCATTATTAATTTTTCCAAGGTCAACCTTGCCTAGACTTCCAAATAATGACGAGATACCTTTCAAAGAACTTCTCGCAACACTACCAAAGTTATTAAAGGTTTGTGTTACCTCTTTGGTCTGTGAATCTACTTTTTTTGCTTCACTCTCGATAGCTTGCATTTCCTGAGTAGCAGAACCAGTATTCATTTGTGGCATTGCGGTTTTGGAAAATCCCTTAATGGCTGAACCATCAATCTTAGAAAGTGCGTGTGCTAATGATAGAACATCTTTAGAAATAGCGGGTGCATTTGATAAAGAGTTCATCATGTTTGTTAACTCTGTTGTGAGTTTTGGGATATTATTGATTGCTCTTGTCGAACGTCCTAGTTCCTGTGTAGCACCTGAAATGCTTTTGATAGAACTAGCTACGCTATTAAGCTTTGCACTACCTAAACCAACTGTAAGCGAATCTCCTAAACCTCTAAGAGATTTAGCAAGGTTATCTATCTTTTCAGTTGCTTTATCTCTTGCAGTTAGTTCAATGACTAATTCATCAACCTTGTCTTTGCTTGCCATAATCAATCTCCTTTAAGTAGGTGGTTTTAAACCGTTTGCTCTATCTCTAGCCATCTGTTGACGTTCAAAAGCTATCATTTTTTGAAGTTCTCTGTTGTCAATTTCTTCTTGTGTAAGAGTTAAATCTTCAAAGTATTGTTCAAACAAAGGCTTTTCCAAATACTTAGATTTAGCTTTCTTACCATTAAATGCGTGATCCAATGCAACCGTAACTGCATTAGTCATATAATTTCCCATATTCCAAGAGTTACGGTCAATCATTTTCTGAGCAAGTGCGTATGCATCTTCATACGCTTTCATTTCTCTAGGATTAGAATTTTCTATATCCTTAATGTTTAAACCGTAACCCTTAGTTATAACAAGAAATCTAGGTAGCATTTGCTCCCATGTTAATTCTTCTTGGTTGTTGTTTTCTTTGTCTTTTTCTGTTCCTCGGCTTTTGCACTCTGGAACAGACTTGATAAAAAACTGTCGTTTAACAGTTCATTCTCAATACCATTGAAAATATCAATGAGACTATGTTCCTTGTTCTCAAACCATCTATCTAACAAATCATAGGCTTTATCAACCTTTTCCTGATAGCCCTCGTTTGTATCTATGTCATAGCCGAACTCGTCTGAGTGGTTAACTTGTAAGCCTATAACAAGCAATTCAGGAAGAATAAGTAAGATTCCCTCAATTGACTCGAAACCGTCCTCGTTCTCCTTATCGTTTTCTGCCTGTGCCAACTTCTTAATGATTCCACTCTTTACAGTGGCTTTGTAACCAAACTTAATTGTGTACTCTTTGTCCTCAAATGTAATCTTCATAATATTTTTCCTTTCCCCATTTTTCAATGGAAAGGAGCGGAACTAAGTCCGCTCCGTAAACTAAAACCTTTAGGGTTTTCCCTAATTTACTCTGTTGCTAACTCAACTGTGATAGCAGTTGGAGAACTAACCTTAAACTTAGCAACGTTTCTAGCTAAGAGTGTTGCAAGCAACTGATCTGAACCACTTGCGTACACCTTAACTAATTCCTTGTTATCATCATCAATGATTGTAACAACTGCATTATCGTTATCTAATGCGGTGAAAAATTCTGAAAGACTCATAATCTATCTCCTTTCCACTAAGCAGCAGTAACTGTAAATGTACCGTCACCGTTGTCAGTAACAACGTAATCGTCTGTTACTTCCTCTGCTGAACTTGTAGGTGTAACAGTAACAGTCATTTCAAGAACCTCGTCTACACCCGCATCAGATGGAGTAGCGATTGCAGTGCAAGTACGAACGTACTTAGCAACACCACCAACACCGTCTGTACCATAGAGGTAGAAAATGTCAAGGTTCTTACCCTTTAAAGCATTGATTCTCTGTAAGTATTCCTTTTCAAGATTACCTGTGATTTCCTGTGCATCTGCGGTCTTAATACCCTCAACGAATGTCTGTGAATCGTCCTCAAAAGTTGTTGCTTCAAGTGGGTTAGGTGAACCAACAGGACTAGGCATTGTCTTTGACTTGCAAAGTAGGTTATATGTTCCCGCAAAGCCTGTCTGTGAAGCTGAGTGCTCCTTAACAATTGCTCTTACTAAATAAGATGAACTAGCCATAACTTTTCTCCTTTTCTAAATTAAATATTATCCCCATTAGCGATTGTACGTCTGTATCGAGCGGAAATGCTCTTTAAACCGTTGCTACTATATGGAGTTGAATTAGTTACTATTTGAAATCTCAAAGCCTTAAATTCCCTACTTATGAAGCCTAAAACGGTATATAGGTCATCAACTTCATAATCAGAGTTAAAGGTTATCTGAACTTCCTGAGTGAAAATAGCGGAATTAATCTCGGTTGATTCCATATCAGAATCAGATTCAGGATTACCAATAGGGTGAATGTAGATACAAGGAAACTTAGTTTGAGAAAGATTCTCGTTATCATTTGTATAAAACACATTAGGATAATAAGCGGAAATATCTTTCTTTGTCTTACCTCGTATTATTGAATAGATTGTGCTATTCATATCTTCAACCCACATCTTAACTACTCCTTAAATACTTCTCTACCGATTTTTTTGATCCGCTTTTTCATTTCTTCCCAAGCTTTATACATTGGCTGAGTTGGTTCTGTACCAACTGAATGATACCATTCACCATCAAGGTCTTTGTACCACCACCCATTATCAGCGTGTTCCTTTGTTGTTTCGGGATTATCGCTTGGGAATGTTCCTCTATGTCCGTCAATTGCATATTGACCCGCACCAAATTCGTAAAAAAGAATAGGGCTAACTTCTGCGGACTTAATAACTTCTCTACCAGTGTTAGGGTCTTTAACAACCCACTGACTAATATACTTTACTTTATCTTTGCCAACAAAGTAACCGATTGTTACATTCTGTCCGTGTTCAATTTTGCAATTAAACTCTACTAGATTCCCAAGAGAACCCATATCGTCAAGTTGCACCTGAGTGTACGTTTCTGCCACCATGATACCCTCGTCAGATAATCGCCTAACAAACAAATCTAATTTCTTAGGTATGCTCGCTTTGTATCTTTCAAGTTCTTGAATTGCTTTATTGATTGATTCTTCCGTTAGCTTTAATTTAATCTTCATTACTTCACAATCCTTTTCAGGACGTAAACCTTTTGGTTTAGACTAGGAACTATCTTAACAACCGTGAAATCAGCACTCTTGCTATCAACGATTGTCTGTTGTAAGTCTTTATATAAGACTTCACTTTCATACCAAATAAGACTTGTTTCCGTAATAGGAATAGTGTCTTTATCAAGTACAAGTGTTGCGTCATAATCAGCATTACTAATTCCGAATGGTAGTAGGTCAACCTCTGAACCACCAAAAGAAATACTAGAATTAAACTCAACTGGTTTGTAATAAGTCAAAACGGTTTTACCTGTCATTTTATAGATAGGCTCGTCATCATCATCATAACCAACGATAATCAAGTTACCGTTACTATCAAGCTTATATTCTTCTTCCTCTCCTTTGAGTAAAGCGTAATGTAATGCTTGCTGATTCTTTCTAAACTCTCTCATGTCTGCCCCCTATCTTGCTAGTGGTATAACCCTATTGAAAAGCTTATCCCTATCAACCCATGCTCTACTAACGGAATTTTCTGTATGAGAGGTCTGAAACTCTGCACCAACAGTGTTGTAGTCATAAAGTGCAATATCACGAATAGTTGAATAGAATTGCTCCATATCCTCACTAATCATTGTTGGAGTGTAAGAACTAGGATATTTTCTTACGTCCTTAACTTCTCTTGTTGCACTCTTAACTTTAGCCATCAGCAAATCGGAATTGAAATTTGCATCTGTTACCGATAATTCAATTGTTAAATCCTCAATAATGCTTGCAATCAATTCTTCCATGCTTTACCTCTTAGATTCCAAAATGCTTGATTAAAACGTCTTTAAGTTTATTCCCTGATAAAGTATCATCAAGACCCTCAGACTTAGCAAGGTTCTTTAACTCTAAGGCTGACATACGGTAAATATCAGTTCTTGTGTAGAACTTCTTCTGAGGTTTTTCTTCCTCATGTACTTCCTCAACCTTAGGTTCTTCAACCTTTACTTCTTCTTTAGGCTCAACTTTATCGGGAATGAGAGTAGAGGTTGTTGTAACCCCTACTCTATTTCTTTGTCTGTGTAACAACATTCCCATAAGGTTCTCTCCTATTTGCCAAACTCAGCAAGAACAACCTTTGATTCATTTGAAAGGGCAACACCGTAGTGTTCGTCAGCAGAAACAACAGTTGTCTTTGCAAGAATGTCTCTATCGTCCTCAACCATAACATCACGCTTCATGTAAATTGTTAAAGCACTCTGAGTGTTTGCAAATTTATCAGCAGTTGTGTCTGTGTTAGGATCATTGATGTCTACAACAACAATTGGGTTAGCGTAGAACTCTGACGCTACCGCCTTAACCTTATCACCAACCTTTAATACTGCAAGAGTATTTGGCTGAATTGTTGCAAGGTGCTTGTTTGTTGTTGTCTCTGTTGTCTCGTCAGATACGATTGTGATAGTACCGTTTGTATTGTCCTTTTCGTACTTAACAAGCTTAACTTTCTTAGAAATGATAACCTGAGCACCGCCAACTGAACCAATAACACCGTTCATAACCACGTCAAGTGGGTACTTATCCTTAGACAAGAAGTTAGGGTCTTTGCGGATTGTTGTTGCCTGCTTTGGTGCAATAAACATAACCTTTGCAGTATTCTGGTCGTTCTCGTCCTCGAATAAGTCGATTGCGTCAACGATTCCGTCATAAGAAATATGAGCAGATGTAGCCTTGATAAGAGTTGCATCATAAAGTGCGTCAACACAATCATTATCAATCTTGTTAGCGATTGACATACCTAACTGACGAGTACCCTCGCCCAATGGATCACCGTAACCTGAAAGAACTGCTTCATCAGTAAGTTCGATTGCCTTACCAGCTTTCTTTACAGTTACCTGAGTTGTGCTAGTTGTAAGTACAGTTGTACCCATCTGAACACCCTCGGCTACGTCCTCTGCGTCACCAATGTATGCGTACTTTGGAACTGTAATAGTATCACCAGGTACTCCAACAAGTGTTGTATCAATAGTTGCAATTGGGCTAAATTTAATAGCCTTTGGAAGTGTAGCAGAAATCATGTCTGCCATAACCTCAGGTTTAACGAGGTTAGCTAATTTTGTCATAGCCATAATTCTTTTCTCCTTTGCTCTTTGTTAATTTAATTAGCAACGAGTTGGTCGTATAGTGCCTTATTCTCGTTGTAAAGTTTCACTTTTTCTGAATAAGACATCTTGTTAAATTCTGCTTTTGTTAATGTCGCTCCTGAACCCACCCCAGTGTTTACTGGTGGTCTACCTTTAAGGTTCGCAATATCAGTTTCTTTCTTCTGACGTTCTGAAACCTCTTTGAGAATTGCCATTCTACTTGCAGTATCATTGTCCGCATCAGCGATAGCCATACGGTTTGCTTCATCAGAAGTCCAACCTAAAGCAAGATAATTGTTAGTTGCATCAGCAACAACCTTTTCTCTCTTTAAGCTTGCAATTAACTCGTCCTTTTCTGCTTCACGTTCCGCCTGTGCTTTACGCTCGTTTTCAAGGTCAAGTGCTCTTGCTTCATCATCAGTAAGTTTCTGACGGTACTTTTTGTTTAAGTCACCGTTCTCGCTCGCCAACTTGTCATTAGCCCTCTTTAACTTTGCATTAGTCAAAGTTAAGTTCTGAATCTGTGCTTTTAACTCTGCTACATCATCAGTTGGTGTAGTAGGTGTTGTTGCACCATCAGTAGGCTCATTTGGTGTTGGTGTTGTTGGTTCAGTTGGTTCATTACCCTGAACATTAACATTAGGTTCGTTTACATCTGCCATATTCTTTTTTCTCCTTTGCGTTGTTTTTTGACTTTCTCTAGTCATTTGCGATTTACGTTTTCTCTAACGATTTATCTATAACCTCACGGTTAATAGCTAGTTGTATTTAACAAAGCACCTACAATTGACTATTTCTTCTGCGGGTGCTCCGTAATAAGTGTCTTTAGGAAATCGCATAAGATAGCCACCAACCTTAAAGGTTTCATCAATGGGTATCTGCTTTCCGTTTTCTGTCGCATGGGTGGGTCGCACATCTCCATCATTTTGAGTGTGCCATGTTTTTGTTTTATTGTTTGCAACCGCATCTTGATACTCAAAGTAATTCAAGAACGATTGTCCTACGTCTTGGGCTACCTCTACCGCCCTTTCATCAGACACATAATATTCGCTCGATTTATGGGTCAAATTAGCCTTTACAATGTTCTTGGTATATAAATCTACCATTTCGCTTGTATAATCGTCTATTTCGCCATATTTGGCGATTGTAGAGTACAATTCGTTAGCAAGTTGATTCTCAATTAGTTCCTGACTTTCATTTCCCTCTAGCAAAACGTAATAGACCATGATAACGTCATACAAATCGTTAGCAAGGTCTATTCTCTTTTGTAGCCTATCAGGTTCTATTCCGTCCATGACCGAATAATACTCTCTGAACATGACGTTCAATTCTTCTTGCGTAAACATATCTTATTCCTCTGTATCAGGCTTTTGGGTGTTCATACCGTCAACGTTAGGACTATTGCTAATCTGATTTATTGGATCACTGGAAGAATTAACAAGGTTTGGCTGATTAGGATTATTAGGATTTACCTGATTAGCTAAAGCCTGTTCCTTTTCTTCCTCGCTACCAAACTCTTTATCAAGATAACGCTTCATAGTTTCCTCAGAATCAACAATTACCTGTTGTGGGTCAGCAAAGAAGTTAATCTCATTTACAACTGACTTCCAATCAAGACCGTGTGAAACTGCATTAGCAAAAGCATTAATCTTAGTTGTCATTTCATAAGTCTTTTGACGTTTAATACTTGGTTGAACATCAATAGGCTTTAACTTGGACAACGGACTGCTCTTTTCAACTGTTGGATTGTTTGCAATAGCTTTAAGCACTACCCTGATTTCGTCCATCTTGCAACCACTAAGAATGCTTTCTTCCTTGCAAGCTGAACTTTCAGCAGAACTCCAACCAGTCGCATCACTCATAGCAATACCAGTAGAACCGCCTGAGTTATCATTTCGCTGAGGTACATCACATTTCTGTAATATCAATGCTCTACGAGTGACTATATTGTTAAGCATACCGCTATAATCATAAGGGTTTGCTAATGCTTTGATACCGGGAGTCTTTCCGTCCTTGGTTGAATACAACTGTAACCAATCACCACTCTCAGGTCGTACTTCCTCGCCCTGTTCGTTCTTAGGGAAGTCAACGTCAACTGTTACCCATACTGCCTGAGTGTTCTGATCCACGTCATTTGAGAAATCTGAAACAAGGATATTCAAGTTATCCATTTCAGGTATCTGACGTTCAAAACAACCCATACGGTCAGTAGCACGAACCCATTCGATAATTGGAATTTCACCGATTGGATTAGTTGCGTTGAAATCACCTGTCTTAGTAACATTCCACTTATCAATCTCTTTCTCTGTGTTATCAGGAGTAATAAGCTTAACCATGTTCTGAATCTCAAAACGTCTGTCCTTTGAGAAACAAGTGAAATAGTAATTGCCTAGTGTATCTTGTCTGTATGTAACACCTAAGATTTTCTTATTGCCTAGCTTTGTGCTACGAACAACGAATGATGTTCTTGGGTCAAGTGGCTCGATTGTGAACGGAGCACTTTCGCCCTCAACGTAATCTGCGTTTATATCAACAAACTCATAAGCAACACCGCATATCTCAACGAATCTTGCAAGTGCCTGTGTTTTCTGTCGGAAGTTATCGAGTTCATAACAATCGTTTAACTCTCCAACTGCCTTGTCGTTCTTGCCCTCGGTGTTTCTCTGAGTGATTGTAATTGCATTTCCCCAAACAAATCCAAGCTTAAACTCTGTGACCTCGTTAGCCACATTGTCAATACACTGAATATCAATGTCAGGTCTAAATGTTTTTACTCTCGTCAAAGGTTGAACACCCGCTTCGTAGTTGAGCAAGTATTCACAACGTTGTGCGTTCTGTCTGTGAACAAGCATAGCGTCACGCAAAATTGATACTACGTTCTGTTCATTGACTTCTTCGTAGTCCGTGTATATGATTTTTCGTCCGTAGTTTGAATTATCCATGCTTGTTTTCCTTTGCAATAAAAAAGCACCTCGTCATTACAAGGTGCTATCACTTTTTTGGTTAACTTTCTACGCTAAGAATAAAACCCTTGGTTTTTCCATGCAAGAGAACTTTTCCCTATTTTCCCCTAGTGTTAAGTAAAATTCACGGATTTTTCACGATTTCGTACCTCAAATCTTTTTCTTTTTCGTACATCAGGGTGAAATTTTCAATTGCGTTCGTGTGTATTCGCTCAATGTTTTTGACGGAATAGTTAAGGCTCTCTGCAATATCCCTCATACTCCTACATTCCACATAACGCATTATCAAAACCGTGTACTCGTTTGTATCTTCCAACTGCTCGATTTCGCCTATGATTTTCTTTTTTGCGTTCAAGTATCTAGTAATCAAATCTTTTAATTCCTGTTCTGAATCCGCAATTTCAATACACGATTCTTCAAGCTTGTTTTTAGGTGAACCGCTTTGGATTTTCATATCGTCAGTTCCCGCGGACTTAATAACAAGTGCCATTTCCCTAAGTGTTTTCAGTTCGTTGGTTTTAAACTCAATCATGCGATTGTATCGCTCAATCTGTCCTAAGTATTTTTTTGTGTTCATCACAATACCCCCTTTAGAATCGTTGCTTTTCTGCGGTTTAGTCTCTCTGTCACGAACAGACAGAAGTTAGCCATAGCGTCAGGTACATCATCATGCGGATTCTTACCGGTAACGGAATATGTCAACAAGCCTGACATAAACCTACCGTAGTCGCTTTTCTTGTTGTAGCACTCTTTGTCTAAGAACAATACGTGCTTTATGATCCAATCGGAGTTAACAAGAATACGTGTTTCTTTGTTTGTCTCCGTTGCTTTTGTCGTAATATGGGTTCTGCCCTCGTTTTCCTTTACTCGCTTTTCAACCTCAAAAGCTAATCTATCTCCACCCGCATTACTCTCGATTTCACACTGTTGTACGTCATGTTTCAGGAGTATCTTGGTTATCTTGCTATACTGCAAATCAAAGTCTGACGAATCATCACAAATGCAATCCGCAAGGTAGAAATCGTCATCATACTGGTAAAGCACTGGAAGAACCATAAAGTCCTCGCCCTTTGACTTGGTATCGCATACGGACAAGATAGCGTCAGGCTCACGGTCAGGTAACGCAAAGAAGTAGCGGAGCATATCTGCGTTGTATAACAAGCCCTCACGTTCAATAGGCTGATTACGGTACAAGCACTGATACGTTATGTCGTTCATAATCAACTCTTGTGCGTTGAAGAACTCCTTGGAGAATCCGTGATACTTGTATGCAAAGTTGCTTTCCCCTGTCTTTTCGTCAATGTCGGGTACTGCTATGAACTTTGCCCTTGGGTTTTCTCCGTAAGCTTGTTCAAGGTGTCCGATAACGTCATAGATAGACCAACGTGTAGCAATATGGATTTCTTTACAACCATCAACCTTACGTTGTCTTGCATCAGTGGTGTAATCGTTATTCCAAATCTTCTCTAGGGTATTCTTGTTCATAGCCTCTTCTTGCTTACCAATCAAGTCATCAACCATCAAGAAACGGTTACAACGTACTTTACCCGCCATTTCCGAACCTCTTGACGCACACATCAGGGATTGGAAAGGCTTGTACTCGTTGATGTTAAAGGTCATCATTTTCGCATTTTGGCTTGTGACGGAGCATTTAGGGAATATCTCTTGCCATGTGTATTCACTACTTGTGACTATATCCATTACACCGTCATAGTACATTCGGCAAATATCCGCTGAATGGCTAAAGAACAAGTTGTACCCTGAGGTATCTAGCCCAATGACAAAGCTGATAAAGAACTTGCTTAGGGTGGTTTTTCCAGTTCCCGGTGGAAGTGAAATAGTCAACAAGTCTAGGTTATCATCAAGCATATCTTGTAAAGCCTTGATAATCCCTATCTTGTCAAACTGCTCTTTCTTTGGCAGATAAAACCTTTGCTTGTAAGGTCGGTTCTTTTCGAGATATAGCATATAGCTTTCAAAGTTGCCCTGTTGTGCTTCAATCATCAACAAGCGGTAATACTGCTCTAGTGGGTGATACTTTACGTTTCCGTGGTCTTGTGCGTATTCGTCCAAATCCCAAACTGTACCGCCTGAGTTCTTCAAGACCATTCGCTCAATGCTTGCCTTGGATTGTTGACAAGCGTATAAGCCCATTTCCTTTTCACCCTCTTGGATCATAAACTTGGCATACTGGTAAAGTGCGTCAGCGTATTCCTCGGTATCGCCACTCTTGTTAATCAAGGCTACAACCTTTTTGATTCTCCCCTTGATTTCTTCTACGTCTTGCTTACTTGCCATATCTCACCTCTACACCCAAATAAATACTATGCTTGCTATCATCACCAAGTAGCACCACCATTTCTTACGGTCAAATTCTCCTACAAAGATTGCCAGTAAGTAAATCATTGTCAGGAATATTTTTAGTGCCATAGTCAAGAAACTTAATATCATTCTATTTTCCCCCTTGTATTTTTATTATTCTTGGTGTATTTTATTAAATTTTATTTACTAGAGTTCTCTACCTAAAGACTTTATTTATCTTAGTGTATAGTCTTGTATCTCTAGTTTTTATAAATACTAGCCCTTTTGTTTTTGGCGGTTATTTGTGGCACTAACCCCGCCCGAAAAATCCGCCCCATATAACCCCTATACCCCGTCCGAAACCACAAGATGTTGTGCTTTTTAGCGGAAAATCAAGGAAAAACCACAAGATGTTGTGTCTACCAGCCCCGCCCCACTAGGGGGAACCCCGCCCAATCTATCGGATAAATACGAGTTTAACCGATAGATAAGACAATTTAGACACAATTCGACAATTCAGCCACAAAGCCCACAAACAAGCCAAACAAGGCACACACAATTTAGGCGGTTTAATCCTTTTGGGCTATCTGCGGAAGTGTATTCACGCTGATTTCTTGTGTTGTCTGTCCCTGACGGACGTTTTCAGCTTCGCCCCAACCGTGGTATTTTGTCAGGCTTGCAAGGATTCCGAGCGGGTTTCCCTTGCGTTCGTTCAAGTAAGCCCTTAATCCTGACTCTTCGCTTTTTTGTAATATCTCTCTAAAACTCGTTCTGCGTGCATCAGGATATATAATATATATATACTCTAGATTAATTAACTCAATATCAAATAATAAACAAAAATAAATATCATTAGTTAATTGGTTATAAAGACTACATAAAGGGCTAAGAATATATTTATACATAGCGTATAGATTCTTTGAGTTATACTCATGTTCTTGATTAAATATTAAATAACTCTCATTAGGCTTTATAATCCTGTTATTGATTTCCCCTAATACGAATCCAAACTGTAAAGGGGTTATAGATTTAATATCTATTTCAAACTCCTCACAAATAAATCTAAACTCTTCAAAGACCTTGTTTTTTAAGCTTGTTATTGTCAATCTATCATCTGTCACTTTCTCCACTTTTGTTCACCCCTTTTTTATTTGCTCCACCGCCTGGTAGCGAATTTTAAACCACAATATCTTGCGGATCACTCACATTCAAACCACAATATCTTGTGTTTTTTGCTTTCTTACCAGCTATTATAAAAGTCTATACAAAAATAGTCAATAATAGTAAATAATAGATACAATCTATTGTTAACAAATAAATCACAATATATTAGAAATATTTTTCTATATTCTATTTACAATATATTGTAAAAGTAGTATATTCTTCTTAGGGGATAACTTAATAGTTTTATAGAAAGGCGAAAAGGTGATAAATATGATGAAATTAAGCACTTACACAGAAAACGCGTTCAAACTTTTGAACGAGGGGAAAATCGACGAAGAAGTATTTAACGCAATGTTAGACCAAGCGGACGAATTTACCGAACCCGATGAAGAAAGCGAAAGCGAAAACGAAAACAAAGAAAACCCACTAAAAACAATCAAGAAAGCTATTTCCGAAGCGTTTGACAATTCAGATTGCCCATTAGAATTTGAAACAGCTTTGTCAACAATATACATTCAGCAACAAATATTTGACTGGGATTCTTTTAAAAATTTAGTTCAAAAAATAATTGGTTACACATTTTAAGAAAGGCAAACACCATGTTCAAAGTTATTGTTTTTAGTATTTTAATGTTGCTTGCATTTCAATTTTGCAAGACTTTTGAATTTTAGAAAGGCGGTGTGGTATGAGAATCAATAAAAAAAAGGTTAAACAAAGTATTCAAAGCGTAATGTTAAAAGGGTTAGGATTTAGCCCAAAACAAGCGGACATTGATATCTTGAATGTAGTTTCAAACAACGGTGTGACATTTCAATTAATTGAATTTCAAGTGTCAGGAAGAACAAACGTAAAATACACTCTGAATTATGTTGCAAGACATATCAGATTAGAACACACTGAAAGCGGTGTCAATGAATATCACAAATCTATTTGTATAGGATTTTAAGAAAGGTTAAACGGTGGAAATTATGGAAAACAGAAAACTTTATTTGAACAATTGGGAATTTAATATTGCTAGAGTATTAAACAGGCTTGAAAAAGTTATTACAGACAATGACGGTTATTTTGTCAGCTATTACAAAGACACTTTCGACAATTACACATTTGAAAGCAGATACACAGGAGAAATTATTGAAACACATTTCCGCAACTATATGACTTTTGTAATTGATGACACGGAAATATATTTTCAAATAGACCACAACCCATTTTTTGAGTTTACTTATCACAAATATCCATTAAGCGAAAAAGGGTTCAGGCATTACGGGGAATACCTCAATAAAAATTCATGGTGTTTTGATTGCCTTTTTTCCGCTGATTGTAACGAGGACGAAATAAAAGAAATTGCAAATCTGCTTTTTAATGAGTTGATGCAAAGCAAAAATACAAGCATTTCGACAACAAAAAGAGTCTACGAGAGAAATGGACATTATCACTATATTAACGAAAAAGACAAGAACACAAGTCCATTTAATAAAATTATGATTTTAAAGTAATGTTCTGAGGTCTGGGAGACTGAAATATAGTTTAATATTTCATCATTGAGGGTTTAGAAAGCCCTCTTTGATGAACTATTAAAGCAATAAAAGAAAGGCGGTTTTTTATGAGTAGTTATCTATCAATCACAGAGAATACAACAGAATTAAAAGAGTTTGACCGGTTAACAGAATTAAAGGTGTTAACAAGAATCAAAAAAGACGCTATGCGTTTAAACGGTTTCGAGTGTTACGCATGGAAGATAGATTTATTAGAGTGTAATTCCCTTGAATCTTTATTCAAAGAATGGGGTATTTCGATTTGTGACAATCAACTAACATCTTGCGGGGATATATATAACAGTGCTTTAATCCCTGTTATCTTCCAAAATTTAGCCCCTATTTTAACAGATGGATATATTCAAATGTTTAACGAATCATACAACGAAATCGGGGATTTATTTGTTTACGAAAATGGCAAAGGCTTTGCAAGATAGAAAGGCGGTTTATTATGATTTTATTTGATGTATTAGAAATGTTTGACGAAAATAAAAAATTGAATGTGTGGGATTGTGGAGAGCCTGACAACCTTTTGACGTTCTATGATGGCAGAAACTCAATCGACATGATTTATAACTATTGTGAGGTCACAAAGCTATCAACTCACTTTGATGAATACGACAATGAGCCGGTGTTAGATATTTATATCAAGCAAGACACGAAGTCACGTTGTATAAATGATATAGCCGACTACCTTAGAAATGAATTTGAACATGATGAAATCACAATAAACAACGAATTACATGACAAAGAAATTGGACTTGCTTATTCAACAAGCCCTCAAGACGGTTGCGAAAATGTAGAATTGCAAGCGTTTTACAGGTTAGATACTGAAACGTTAATATTAAAAGGCGGTCACTGTAAAGCGGTTAAAACGGTCAAATATGAGGATTTAAACAATTACTTAGATTTTGATTATTTGATAGGGTTATGTGATGATTTAGTGAAAACATTTTTAGAGCAATAAGGGGGTGAAAATATGAGCGTAACATATAAAAGCCCCTCAGGGGCTATTTATCCAGTATTTGAAGATATGTTAAAACAAACACACTTATTAGTGGCGGGGGCTAGTGGTTCGGGCAAATCCGTGTTAGTGAATGGGATTATATCGACCGCCCTTTATAAATTCCCTGATGAAATACAGTTCATATTGATTGACCCAAAAAGGGTTGAACTATCACAGTTCAAAAACTTACCGCACACAATCGGGTACTATTCAGAACCCGAAAACATGGTGCAAGGTTTACAGAATGCTTTGAAGCTTATTGAAAACCGATATACGGAAATGCAAAAACAAGGTGTTAAGAAATACAGAGGCGGTCACGTTTATGTCATTATTGACGAATTAGCCGACTTAATGACAACAAATAGAAAAACAGTACAACCGATTTTACAACGCATTAGTCAAATAGGGAGAGCGAGTAACGTTCACTTAATAGCGTGTACACAATGCCCGCTATCTTCTGTAATTCCTACACCGATAAAAGTTAACTTTGACAGTCGTGTTGGATTGCGTACAAGGTCAAAGCAAGACAGTAGAAACATACTTGACAAAACAGGACTTGAAACACTCCCCCGATACGGTCAAGGAATTTATATGAAGCCTGAGGGAGAGACACTTATAAAAATTCCATACATCAGAGATGAAGAACTTGACCGTCTTGTTAAGTGGTGGGAATATCAAAAACCATATACAATCCCACAACGCAAACAATTTAATATATTCCAATGGCTAAAGGGTGCAATATAGCACCCTTTTTTATTTGCGTTTACTCCTGAGACTGGTAAATTCAAAAAACCACAATATATAGTGGTGCTTGGATTAAAAATAACACTAGATATTGTGTGATTTTGAATAATACCCCTAAAACGGATTTAAAATAGTTATTTGATAACTTGTTAGGCTAATATATTAGAATGCGTTCTAGGGGTGTTTTTGGGGCTTGTAGGGGCATATCCTGACATTAACAAATAGCATTTTGAGATATAGCCACATCAGGACACCCACGCAAGGCAGATTTTAAACACGGTTTTATATTTCTATTTATCGCCCCTTGTGGCTTTGATATATAGCCCAAATCCTTTTTATAATCCTTTAGGCAAACATTTACCCACTTAAATTTTATATTGCGTTATTTGAGCGAATTTGCCCCGTTAAAAAGCTATTCACATTTTAAAGCCCTGACCGTTATAAAAAAGCAACAAAAAAGCACCCTAGTGTTGTAGGGTACTTTTTGTAATGGGGGTAACAAAACGACATTTCTGTGGCATAGTTAACAGTTTGAACACATTTACTGGAATGATCCAAAGTTTCATAGAATTTTCATATTTGCTCTAGTGGGGGCGGGTTGCACAACTACCTCGCTATGCTACTAAACGTTGTTTGTGCAATTTTACTTTAGCCTTTTAAGTTCATCAGCTTTAGTAGAATTACTACGTCTAGGCTTTTGATTGTATAAAGATTTAGGTAGGTCTTTAAGCTTACCTCTTTTCTTCTTCTGATAATCTCTATTTCCCATTAGCTATCCTCTTTCGCATTTGCATTGAATAACTATCAAAGTAAATTATATCAACTTCCTTGGAAACGTCAAGCGGTCTACCAATACACACTACCTTGCTAGGTTCAACGTGATCCAACATGACTTTATAACCAGTACAGTAATGCTCTATTGATTCTTTACCTACAATACCGTTGGTTGATACTGCAACAATACTCCCCTTTGGTATTCCATCAAAGCACCACTCCCACGATTCAGGTTCATTCCACCCTACTGTTGGGATTAGGTTTACCACTCTGC